CACCCGCGCCCGGAACCGAAGTCCCGAGCGCGAGCGCTCCGTACTGCGACCGACCCCATCAGGGTTCTGTCAACAAAAGGAGATCGCCATGCCTACGCAGTCGCTGAATACGACTTTCAACAAGCAGCACTTTGGAGCTTACACGGATACCCGAAACCCGGGTACGACGTTCCGCTCCTCGTTTGCAAGTTCAGTCGTTGCAAGTGGTTCTAGGAACCTGGCTAGTAACCCCCGTTGGCGTGACACTGTGCAGAAAGGACAAGATGCAACGTTGCCCTATACCCGGTATCACTGGGAGGGCCATGAAGCTACTATGTCCTACACTACACGGTACGTGAATAACGCAGACCCACGGATCCGCCAAGATGGTTCAGCTGTCTTGGTTTCTCCGTCGGCCGTCAGTCTTCCGAGCTTAATTGCTGGTAAGACCGACCAAGGTCTTTATGACTTGGCGTTGACACGACTTAAGCGCAAGCTTAACGGTCACATGAATCGTGGCAACCAACTTGTGCCCCTGGCTGAGCTTCGGGAGATGCGCGGACTCGTCCGCTCTCTCGCTGAGCAATCCATACGGCACTTGATTGTGTGGGCCCAATTCTTGGGTGAAGTAAAGAAGGTATCACCCCGTCACATGGACATCGCTGCGAAGCGACTTCGTTCTGCTGGCCAGGAGCTCTGGTTGACATGGTCTTTCGGGATTTCCCCGACCGTGTCGTCCATACAGCAAGCGGCAAAGCAGATCGTTGCCTACCTTGAACGTGAGGATAAAACTCTCACTGAGAGGTCAGGTGCGAGGCGGGTGTGGAGTCAGGGTTACGGTAACTCGGCCATCTGGAACCAAGTGGTTCCAAACGTTGTGCCGATGAGCAGTTACTCTGTTAGCTGTAGTCTGGATTATATGATTGGGGGCGGTTTCAATCTTGCCCTCAAAAGTTCCAATGACTACTCGGCAGTCGACATGTTCCAGTTTGGGCTTCGCGACCTCCCCGCAGTGGGGTGGGAGCTGATGCCGTATAGCTGGGCGATCGACTACTTCACGAACATCGGCCAGTACTTGGACGATACTTTTATTCTCCCGTCAGGGAGTACGAAGTACTTGTTCATGAATCGCCTGTTCAAAGCCGTTATCACGGAAACGCTCAGCTTGAAGGCTAATGACACCAGCGGGAAATATGATCTTAAACCGATCTCGTCCCCAGGCGTCTTCACCTACACTGAGTTTGAACGTGCTAAGCTCGGGTCCCTTCCTCGAATAGGCCTCCGCATTAAGACCGCGGATGAAGTGGCCTCACACGCAGTAACTAAGGTCTTAAACCTCGCTGCGCTTCTTGGCAGTAAACACAAACCACGTTTGATGCATAGTGGGTGGGATTAACAACTTACCAGCCCTTTGCACAACTACATAGGAGCCATCCATGGCCTTCAATCCTTCAAGCCCGGTTGCGGGCGCAGCCGTTTCCGGCTTCACGAGTCCCACTTACACTCTGACGGTAGACGTCGCCCCTAGCATGAACGGCAAGCAATATGCCGTGACTGCTCTGGGTGGCACGCAAGCCGGTGTCGACACTAACACTGTGTCAAAACCGTTCACGCAAACTTTCTACCGCCCTGCTGTGTTGCGTACGCTCCCGGCACCGAATCCGGTGACCGGGGTCATCAAGCAAATTCCGACCAACAATTACAAGCTGATCACCCGTAAAGGTGCGAAGCCTGCCGCAAACCAGATCGATGGGGTTATCAAAATCACAACCCTCATCGAGGTACAAGCGGGGGTCGAAACGTACGAGCCTGAAGAAGTCAAGGCCGCCGTTTCTGCTCATTTTGGTCTCGGATATGCCAGTGCGTCCGGTATCGCTGATACCATCGTGACTGGCATTCTCTAACTTGGTGAGGTTTTCGGCGTACCTACTCCTCTTGGCCGGCCTGCTACACTGCATGGCTGAGTTTCTGAGGAAGCTAGTGGCGCTGTGACCGAACGCGTATCGGGAGATGTCTCGTGCAAGATGAGAAGCTGCTGCTGAAGCTCTTCAACTATATGGAATCTGACCTTAGCCGCTTCGCTAACGGAGGGACCCCTAGGGATCTCGCCGCGCAAAGGCAGCTAAACAGGATGCGCAAACGCGCTACTGTCTCGTCGGGTCGTCAAGTCGAACTAGATCTCGCAGCCAAGCAAAGTTTCTTAAAGCTTTGCGGCGAGCTGGACGACTTTGTGATTACAACTCCCGATGAAGTACTTGGCGAAGCCAGGTCTTTCATCGAGCATGTCCTTTGGTCGCACGTCGCCCGGGTTTACCCGGAGACAGCACCTCAGACTGCTTTCACTGAGGAAATAATCAGTGATTACTGGAAGTTGGGCTCTGGCGCCTCTAACGGCGTTGAGGGCACTCACACATGCGATAAGTTCAATCGCGCATGGACGGTTACAGACAAGGGTAGACCCTGGGTCGAAATGCTCCGAGGGCGAAACCCCTATTTTGCCGTTAAGGATATCGGCAACGTTGGGTTCAAGCCACAAAGCATTCCAGGGAACAAGATTCTTACCGTGTCCAAGAATGAAAATGAAGTCCGTCTTATAGCAAAAGAGCCCCTCGGCAATATGGCGATCCAGCTTGCGCTGGGTCGCTTCGTCGCGGAAGCTCTTAGCTACATCGGTCTATCCATCAAGCACCAACAGCCAAAAAACAAGGCGCTGGCGCGTTTGGCGTCCCTTCGGGGGCACCTCGCTACGCTAGACCTGTCTAAGGCTTCGGACCGCATGCTGGTAAAACTGATGCGGAGGCTTTGGCCAACTGATATTCTGTCGGTCATGCTCGACGTGCGCTCACCTAAATCCGAAATGAACCTCGGAGGTAAGGTGGTACACGTAAAGCTGCCCATGATATCTACGATGGGGAACGGATTCACCTTCCCGGTGATGACGTTAACCATACTTGCGCTCGTGTATGCCAACCGCCGTGTGAACCACGGCCAGCGTAGACGCGTATATATTGACTGGAAACAAACAGCCGTGTATGGTGATGATATCATCGTGCCGGTTGAGGAGTACAGTACGTTGAAGCAAGTGCTAGAGTCAGCGGGGTTTGCCGTTAATGACGACAAATCCTTCTCTTCAGGGCCCTTTAGGGAGTCATGTGGTGGTGACTACGTGAACGGGTATGATGTAACCCCGTTCTACGTAAAATCACTCAACAACCCCCTAGACCGGTATACCACGATTAACAAGGCGTTTGATTGGTGTGCCAGACACAACATCTGGCTCCCGAAAACTCTCGCCTACTTGTGGTCACTGCTCGGTCCAGAGCCCCATCTCGTCCCAGAGTGGATGCCAAGTACTTCAGGCATCCGAACGCGGACGGCCCCTTATCCATGCTTCACCTACCTCCGGGAGGAGGCGGTTCCGTCGAAGTACCGCAGCGACCCGTTGTTCAGGGTCATGTTGGTAATCGGTGGCTACATGGAGCACCGGGGCAAGGACGACTCGTTCTTCTATACGCCTCGAGAGGCGAAAAAGAAGGTTGCAACGAGGAAGGCCAAGTACCCTCGCGGGTATTTGGATGGCTGGGATCCTCTGTCGAGGTCTCAGGGTGAGTCTGATTTCGTCAGTTCGGCCGTTATGATACTTAAAGCGGCA